CCGCAGGAAATGGGGAGGTCAATCCCCAGGACACATGCACGCCACCTGTTTTTTATTCAGTTGAGAAACAGGAAATCAACCACACGGAAGGGGTCATTTGGATCCACCACTTGCTCTTTAACTGGAAGCAAGAAACCAGGCGGGAGAGAGTCCCATCCGCACCACCAATTCTTTTAGGAAATTGGAAACCTACTTTGTCTCGGAAACAAAGTTGTTGATGACTTCTGCTTGCTGAAGCACATCTTCCAGTGATGGATATTTTTCAGCAAAATTTGCCGAGATCAAACCATCTGGATTTTGTCGTTGTGCTACTTCAAACTCCATAGAGTAGTTATCTTGTAGCATGTTGTATGCTTGCTTGAAAATTTCAAAGCGAAGCTCATAAGGTGTTTTGGACATAATTTGTCTCCTGTGTATGTGTGTGTAGAAGGGGGATTCACCCGACCAGGGCGCTTTTAGAGTCATCCCGAGACTAACTGAAGGTGATAGTATCATCATCATTTTTATCAATAACGATGTCTCCTTTAGGGAAATCAAGAACGTTATCTAGGGAATCCATATCACCACCAGGACGATTGAGATAATCAGACGACAGATTGAAGTTGTATTCAAGTCTGTCACTTTCCCATTGTGTTGAGTTGTCAGTAAAACGAATAGTATTACCAACTTTTTGATTTAACTCACGAACATCATTTAGTAAATTAAAGAGGTCAGTGAGATAATAATCTTCGCCCTCAGCAAGAGCGTTGATAAGTGCTTGACGTGCAGAATCTTCTGCTTTTTCAAGATGGGACTTAATTGACATAGGGATTTCTCACAGAATTGAATTTACGATAGGCACATACATCTGGATCGGGATCAAGCCAGCGCACATACTCAAAATCTTCTAGACAGGTGTCGAGTTGCATCTGATTGTCAAGGTAATACATGTCTGTATAACGCTTAGTCCATTCATTCATTTTTTGAATGCGGTAGTCAGGTCTACCATTGATCTCCAGAAGACCGCACTGGACGTAGCGGTAAGGAAATCTCTCAAGAATGACTGTCGGTTTCATCGGGTTCCTTGTTACTTCCATATTGTAGCACCTCCTCATCGTCATGTAAAGGGGGTGTGCCAGTTTTCTTTCTGACCTGCTTGCTGCTCCAGAATGCTAGAGCAATTAATGCAAAGTAGAATAAAGTATCATCAATCATCACAAGGAAGAAGACGAGACCACCACCAAACCTCAACCAGTTAGGCAATCTTTTGGTGGCTTTACCTACTACAGGAGCAATATTCTTTTCAAACTTGAAGTAAAGAATTGCTGTCAGTGTAACTGTGATCTCACTCATCGGAACGATGAAGTATAGAGACAGAAACACAAAGATAGGCCAGTAGTATCTCTCTGGAATTTTTTGGATTAGAGAGATATACTTAGCAATTAACTTTTTAACTAGCATCGTCATGTGTTGTCATCATATCTTCCCAGTCAGAATCAGTAACCTGATCTGCTAGTTCTTGGTATTCATCAGCAGGGACTGCCATGACAGCAGTTCCATCTGGTTTACGAACTATAAAGGATTCACCTGCTTCAATGCGATCCATGTATGCATCGAAGTCTTTTTCAAATTCAGCAAACGGGACTTCAACCATTGATCTCCTTAAAATCGTTTTCAAAAATTGCCAAACCAGAATCGGTCAGGACATGGTTATACATCTTGTCGAACACAGCAGGTGGCAATGTGCATATATTAGCACCATACATGAAGCAACGCGAGACATGGTGGACATCTCTCAAACTGGCAGCAAGGATCTTGGTGCGAACACCGTGAGCACAATACAAACCAGAGATAGCACGAACAAGTTCAACACCACTGAAAGAATTGTCATTCAGTCTGCCAATAAATGGTGAGATGTATGTTGCTCCTGCCTTCGCTGCCATCACTGCCTGAGCGGCGCTGAAACACAAAGTGACGTTAGTCTCCACACCTTGAGTGGTGAGTTCTTTACATGCCTTCAGACCCTCTACGGTGAGGGGCAGTTTGATCGTAACATTGTCAGCAATATCACGATACTTAATAGCATTGGTAAGCATCTCAAAGCAAGACTCACCTTCTACTTCAGCAGAGATGCTTTCAAAGGCAAAGTTATTTGCTAGAGTTTTAATGAACTCCACGTAGTCTACACCAGACTTACGAACTAGTGTAGGATTTGTAGTAATACCATCAACTAGACCAGTCGTATAGCGTTCAGCAATTGCTTCGTAGTCAGCAGTGTCTAGGAAAATTTTCATATTCAGTAGGTTGATTACACTCCGATGCGTTGCTGCATCGAGATACATTGTTCTTTCATATTATACCGGAGTTTATAGTTCTTTGTCAAGACATAATACCCATCAATGGTCGAACCATCATCTGTCCACCCGTAGGCAATTACTTTCTCACATGCTCCATCAATAGTAAAGCATTTATTGCTATGTAAGTATTCGTGATAACGAGCGTCTAGATTAATCATTAGCGTTCCTCAAAATTAATGCGACGGACCTTACGTTGGCGTCGTTCTTCCTGGTATTTTAGGTCATCTGGTGTCAGCATACCATGATATTTAATTTTTTTGTCATAATTTGTAAGGACTACTTGACCCAAGTCAATTGCTCCTACAGTATCGTCTACGACTTTCATCTGATTTGGGCATCCACAGAACTGAACTTTGCTGGTGCTTGTCAGTTCTTTGTTGCATAATTTACATCTTGCAGATAACATTTGTAAGCATTTAACCTCATATGTGTAATGCTCGAAGAGGGGATCGAACCCCCGACAACTTGAATGTAAATCAAGTGTTCTACCGCTGAACTATTCGAGCGAACTCCTCCACCTGGGCTCGAACCAGGGACAGCGAAATTAACAGTTTCGAGCTCTACCAACTGAGCTATAGAGGATTATACGATGGACTTATTGGTATGCTTCCTATGGGGCATTTTTCCAACCCTAACATACCAACAGTTTCCAAAGGAGCAAAGAGAGTAACCATCTCTCAGATCACAGTGTGGTTAACACCGCCGCAGGCGAGCTCATTCCCTGTCTAACGCCCCGTGGAGGATTCGCACCCCCGACATTCACCGTGTAAAGGTGCTGCTCTACCACTGAACTACACTGCCAGATTCTCGGACGATAACCAACTTTCGGGGTGGTCTCTATTAAGTATCACGCCCCATGATACTCCGAGAAACGGAAGATGTTGGATTCGAACCAACGGATAACCGCTTATCGGGAATACTAAGATAATCTTCAGCCAAATTTACACCAGTTTTTTGGTTATTTTTGGATGGAACTAATCTTAGGACAAATGTTTTACTACAATCATTTGGATCTATGTAGTAACATTTATCTGTGTCTGGACAGTAGACACACATCACATCAATTTCATTTTTATCATAATCTTGAGTATGAGTTCCATTTCTATCTGTCCAGCAAGTCATAAAAGGGACTGCTATTTTACCATTTCTTGATGCTCTATACTTGACTTGGACTCTTAAAAAGTTTCTATCTTTATAGGCAACAAGGTCAAAAGGAGAGTGTTCTGTGTGAGGAGTAAGAATTAGATATCCTTTCTCATATAGATCAAGTTGTGCTTTTAGAACTCCAAGATCTCCTTTGTTTTTAGTATGGTGTTCTTTCATACAAGTTATGTTATCTCTTATTATTTATAAGAGTAACAACTTACCCGTATGTTACTTAGAACAACCAACAGGCTCACCTGGAATCGAACCAGGGACATTCGCTTAGAAGGCGAAGGTTATATCCTCTTAACTATGAGCCCAAACGGTTGTTCTAAGAAGGCAGTTGCTCTGTCTCCTGAGCTAACGGGGCATATGGATAGTATACACTATCCAATTTTATTTGTCAAGAGAAATTAAATTTCTCTCTATAGTCCCATGCATAGATTTCACGGTTGCCTTTGATGCCCCATCCCAACCAGTAGTAAGCAGGTTTCATGTAATAAGATACAGTCTGTCCACCGCCTTCAAATTGTGGAAGAACACGTTGAAAGATAGGTTCGTTAATCATCCAGCGAGTCTGACCCTCCAGACTACTGGGATCGCACACGTATTTAGCACAGAAGTTTCCAAGACCTTTGTAGCGTCCAATACTAGTCCACTGGATCAAACCATACCCACCAACCTTACATTCAGTATAGGAGACACGAGCACCACCTTCACAAATGTTGGGGATGAACTTACTCTCTTGCTTGATGTTACCCATAATCGCAGCAAGGGCATTACGATCAGAGATCTTTGTCATCTTCTGAAGTTCTTCAAGCACATACTGCTCCGCTGGAGTACAGTCCACACATTTCCATGTGAGTTTATACTCGATTGCAGGAGTTTCTACTACAGGTGGTGGAGAATCAATCTCAGTAATAGAAGGGGAAGCACAAGCAGAGCTAGTCAATGTCAGTGCTGTCAATGCTAGAATTCGTTTCATCATAATCAAAATAGTCTTTACGGTAGTACCTTCCGAGGATGTTGCTATTATAGTAGACAGGCGTCCCGTTGTCAAGTGCCTCCGTCAGAACACCGTGAACGAAGAGCTGGCAGGTCTCTTCCTCTATAATAACAGTTTCTTCTACAGGTTCTAATTTTACTTGTTCAGGTTCTGAGGAAGGGGAGGATGTGCATTCTGTCAACTGCCCACTCATGGGTCACCTGCAGAGTCTTTTCCAAAATTTCCATAACATTACAGTTATATATGAACGCAGTATAGCACTATCAGTATAAATAGTTTTATGGTAGAAAGTATTTTTATGTCTTGGAGATATAACGAAGAAGACTTTACTGAAGCACCCAAAGGTATAGAAGGATTTGTTTATTTAATAACAAATTTGACGAATAATAGAAAATATGTTGGTAAAAAATCTTTTTGGACAAGAAGAAAAGATAAAAAGACTGGTAGAAGAAAAACAAAAGAGAGTGATTGGAAAAAATATTTCGGTTCTTGTGATCCATTAAATGAAGATATAAAACTTCTTGGTGAAGATAAATTTTTGAGAGAAATACTCTACCTATGTCCTCATAAAAAATCAATGTCTTACTATGAAACTATGGAACAATTTAAAAGAGATGTTCTAATGACAGATAATTATTATAATACAAATATTGAAGGAAGATTTTTTGTGAGTGAAAGAACAGGAATTTACGAAGTAGTTATGAGAAACGATAAGTTCTGCGATATGAGAAGTGAAAAAATGAAAGATAAATCATACAATCCAATGTATAAGCCAGAAGTTCGTGAGAAGTTTAGTAAAATGTATTCTGGTGAAGGAAATCCTATGTACGGTAAAAAACTTACAAAAGAGCATAAAAAAACACTCACTACATCAAGGAATGTAAAAGTGAGTGATGGAAAAAATATATGGGAAAGTGTCACTTCATATATTAAAGAAAAAAAGATAGGATTTCAAAAATACAAAAATCATTTAAAAGAAGGTCTAATCTTTATTGTTAATTAATTTTATCATAGTTCTTGAATTATCAGGTATATTTTCTACCGGTGGTCTTATTGGTAATCTTGTAAACAAAACCATAGTTGTCCCCAATAAGAGACCCGTCAAAGACGCTCCCACGATACATCCAGGGATTCGGATACTCTTTATTTTCTGCCACATACTCATGATATAACCTCCATTATTTATTCAGTCCCATGGGTCACGTATTTGTATTTTATTGCCTGTAGTTGAAATGCTTTTGCTAGACTTGACGGACCCCTTGAGAGGAGATCTCTCTCCTCCTGACTGGGTAGGTTTGTCTGTAGAAGGTCTTCCCTCCAACCAGGTAAAGAATATCTTATCACAACTGAAAACCAGCGAACGTATCTTTTTCAACATCTTGTTTAATACTCCCAATTAGATATGATTCTACTTCTGTTTCCTGAGGAGCAACTTGCATACCTTTAGAAGATAACCAGTGCTCGGTCCATGGTAGAGGGTTATTTGTGATAGGAGTATCAAAAATTGCCTTCAATCCAATGGACTTTAGACGACGATTAGCAGTCCACTCAACATACTTAGCAAGAAGTTTATCGTTAAGACCAATGAGAGAACCATCTTTAAACAAATACTCTGCCCAAGACTTCTCTTCTTCTACACACTCACGGAACATCTGATAGACATTCTCTTCCTCTTCCTTAGCAATCTCAACCATCTCAGGATCATCACCTTCCAACCATTTTTTGATAATGTTCTTGGTGATAGTCATGTGTTGACTCTCATCTCTAGCAATGAGACCAATAATCTTAGCAGATCCTTCGAGAAGTTTAAGTTCACCAAAAGCAAACGAACAAGCAAATGATACGTAGAAACGAATGCCTTCTAGAATATAGACATTAACCACAGCACGATACAATTTACGCTTAAGTTCACGAAGTTCTATCTGTGCTGTTGGAACTTCATCTAAAGCATGTTCCCATTGATTACCAGCACCCCATTCCTGTGCTGCCTGTAGAAACTCATCATAAGCACTAGTAACTGACTGTGCTCTCGCAAGAATCCTGTCATCATCTAAGATTTTATCAAAGACATCAGAAGGATCAGCATATACATTCTTAATAATGTGAGTATAAGAGCGACTATGGATCATCTCCATGGTCTGCCAGATGTTCATAGCACCCTCAAGCTCGGGTAAGCTGCAATAAGGCATGAAAGCCATGCCAGGACCACGACCTTGTACAGAGTCAAGGAGGATCTGATATTTGAGGTTCGATGTGAAGATGTGTTTTTGTGCATCATTTAAAACTTGATAGTCAGCGCGATCTTTCTGTAGAGATACCTCTTCAGGACGCCAAAAATAACCTAATTGTTGCTGTGTAAGTTTATCAAACACAGGATACTTAAACTTATCATATCTCTGAACCCCAAGAGGAGGTCCAAAGAACATCTTTTGCTTGGTGCTGTCAACGATACTTGTATTGAATACCGTCATACCATCTACTTGACTACGCATTTGATTGTTTGTCCTAAATTTTGCAACTGTCACAGGCGTCCTCCTCGGTTTCTAGAATTTGGGATAGTAAATCTTCAATGGATTCTTTTTTTTCCTCTGTTAGTTCTTGTTGATCATCTTTATTATCGTATGTGTTTTGATAATAAGAAGTTTTCCATCCATACTTGTATGTTTTCAGGAAATCACCTGCCATAACAGATACTGGAACTTCATTGTTCTCATAGTTCTCTGGATTATAACTCCAGTTTCCAGAAATTGCCTGATCAAAAAACTTTTGCATAGCGGCAACGATTTTAATATATCCATCGTTGTCTTTCATATCCCATAGAAGAGTGTAGTTATTCTTGAGACTACCATACTGAGGAACGATCTGTTTGAGTGGTCCTTTCTTGGACTTTTTAGTGGACAAATATCCTCTAGGTGGTTCAATTCCATTTGTTGCGTTTGACACAACGGAACTGCTTTCCGATGGCATTTGTGCGGACAGTGTGCTGTGTCGTAATCCAAACTCAGCGATAGATGCCCGAAGAGAATCCCAATCATGATTCAATTCCGTTCCACAGAACTCATCGATATCACGCTTGTAAGTGTCGATTGGGAGGATACCGTCTGCATACTTGGTTCTATCAAAATATCCACACTTGCCCTTCTCTTGAGCGATGGCATTACTTGACTTAAGCAAGTAATATTGGAAAGATTCAGACAAGTCATGGACGAGTTTCCATGCGGTTGGGTCGTCATAATGTTCTCCATTTTTTGCTAGGTAATGTGCTAGTCCGATATAACCAATACCAAGAGATCTACGATTCTTAGTGCTCAATTCTGCTGCTTCTACTGGATACTCCTGATAATCTACCAGTTCCTCCAGACCACGAACAGCAAGATCACAAATTTCTTCCAGTTCATCTTTCTTTGATACTTTACCTACATTAACAGCAGATAAAATACACAAAGCAATCTCACCATTAGGGTCATCGATATGCTGAAGTGGTTTTGTTGGGAGAGTGATCTCCTGGCAAAGATTACTCATGTAAACTTTGTCCTTAAAGGAAGAATGTGCATTACAATGGTCGATATTCATAAGATATAACCGACCAGTCTCTGCTCTCTCCTTTAGAATATCTAGGATAAGTTCTTGTGCCCCGATAGTCTTTCTTGGAATAGACTGATCTGATTCATAGTCCACATAGCGAGCGTCAAATGCATCAGTACCAAAAGCATCATAGAGACCTGGTACGTCATGCGGTGAGAAGAGGCTAATCTCTCCATTCGCAATGAAACGTTCGTAGAAAAGTTTTGAAATTTGGATTGAGTAGTCAAGTTTCCTCACTCGGTTGTCTTCTGTTCCTTTATTGTTTTTAAGAACAATAATATCTTCTATTTCTTGATGCCAGATAGGAAAGTGAACTGTAGCAGAACCACCTCTGATGCCGTTTTGTGTACAACATCTGACAGTTGCTTCAAACTTTTTAAGGAAGGGGACAACACCTGTGTGTTGTACCTCGCCACCTCTAATTTTAGAATTGATGCCACGAATTCTGCCTGCGTTAATACCGATACCAGCCCTCTGTGCGACGTACCTACCAATAGCCATATCGCTGCTAAAGATACTATCGAGGGAGTCATCAGCATCAACGAGAACACAAGATGCAAATTGACGGAGTGGTGTCCGAACTCCTGCCATGATTGGCGTTGGGATGTTGATTTTGTGTTTGCTGATTGCGTTGTAGTATCGTCTGACATAATCCAGTCTAGTCTCTATAGGATAATTTTGAAAAAGAGTTACAGCAATCATCATATACATGTATTGAGGAGTCTCATACATTTCACCACAACTGCGATCTTGAACAAGATACTTATCTACTACTTGGCGAAGACCAGCATAGGTAAACAGCATATCACGATCATGATCCATATAAGAATCAATCTTATTCCACTCTTCCTGAGTATATTTACGCAAGATACCGTCATCATACACAGCATTTGAAACACATTTCTGTGCGTGATCCAACACAGTGGGATAACCTTGAACCCATTCAGGTCCAAAAACTTGCTTGCGAACTGCGAAGAGAAGCAGACGAGCAGCAACGAACTGGTAGTTAGGATTGTCCAGACTAATCAGATCGCTAGCAGAACGTACTAAAATTTCTTGAATATCACTTGTCTTAATTCCATCAAAGAACTGGAGACCCGAATTCATTTCCACCTGAGAGGCACTCACACCGCCTCCTAGACCCTCACATGCCTCTTCTACCATCTTATGGATCTTATCAAGGTTCAACGCCTCTACAGCGCCGTCTCGCTTCTGAACTTTAATACCATGTCCGTTTGTCATACTTTCTTCCAGTCGTTAAATTTGAGGGTTGCTTCCAGTCCCTGGTAGACATTAGATTCTACCAGAGTTTGGACGTTGTGTCCAGCAAGGAACATGTCGTTTATGTCCTTTTCCTGTATCTTCTTAGGCCAAATGACTACCTTATCTCCTCGGTCAATGACTTTGGAGATTCGGTTGACGATTTCTTTGTTGCGTGGTTCATTATCAAATACCCAGATGTAATTGTTCCAACCAAAGGTTCTAACATCAGCATCTGATCCAGCCATAGCAACGGAATTACTGAGAAAGGTAGCATCGAATGGTCCTTCCACAATGTAAACAGGTTTATCGTCTTGTATTCTATCCAGTCCGAAGATCTTTGGGTGGTCTTCGTCCAGCATGATCGTGATGTATCTTAGTTTTGCCTTAGGGGCGAGCGATCTGCCTTGGTATCCAAAGAGGTTTCCTTCTTTGTCTCGGAATGGAATAATAATGCGAGCACTATCTTGCCTAAGAGTATCAAACATCTTCTTTTGCTCATTTGTCCAAGCCTTAAACTTGGGACAATAGTAGAAGTAATCTAGATCTTTGATTCCTCTCTGTTCAAGATATTCTCTTGCCGGGTGAGATATATTTAGCGAAGAAATCTTTTCAAGATTTGTATCTTTCTTGACAAACTTTGGTGCTTTGAATTCAAACTTAGGATTAGGCACAGTTGTGCCCTTAC